ACGAAGAGATGACTCCCGATCAAGAGAAGAAGCGGGAAGAAATCGTTATGGCTATGAAGAAGGACAAAGAGAAGCTACAGGCTCGCTACGGCGAAAGCTGGAAGGCTATAATGTATGCTACTGCTACAAAGCAAGCAATGAGTGAATCTGTTGACCTCGATGAGCTATCAACAAAAACTCTAGCATCGTATTCAAGCAAGGCATCCGATGCTAGAGGTCACAGAAAACTTTCTACTAAGAAGGTTGATAATAGATACGCTGGTGTCGCTAGAGCCTCAAAGAAGCTCGATAAGAAAAATGAAGAGTTGGACGAAAGCGCAGCAGGTATTGCTCAACTGAAAAAAGCATATGAGCCAATGCGTGGTAAGAAAATCAGTTTAGATGACGCTAAGAAGCTATCTGCTATTATGGATAAGTTTGCTGACGATAAAGCAATGCTTATGAAGCTAGTCAAAGCAGACATTCCTTTTGTGACTCAAAGCGCAGTTACAAAACTTATTACGAAGCACAATATGAAGGGTGCTGAGATTAATAAGATGATGAAGGAAGAAAAAACTTTAACAACTGATGCTCGCTATAAAACATTTAGAGAAAAATTGTTGAAGTTGGGCTATCAGAAAGCTGATATTGATGAAAAAGCTCCTAAAATGAAAACGACTGATATAATGCGTGATAGAGGCAAGAAAGCCGGTCCGCAAACATATCAAGTTGACATTGAAGGTGCTGGTAGAGCAACAGTCAAAGCTGCCAATGAAAAAATGGCAATTCAAAAAGCTATGACTCAGATGAAAATCAACAAGAGCATTAAACCTCTTCCTAAAGCTACAGTATCAGTTGCTGAAGAAGTTGACCTTGATGAAGCGTTCAAGATTAACCCTGTCAACACTAAACTTAATGATGGCAGCATGGTAAAAATCTCAAAGGATGATGCTTCTGCTCTGAATGGTCTATACAATTCGCTGAACCCAGCAAATGCAAAGACGATGATTAAAAAAATGATGCAAGATAAAAAATCATATGGTGAAATCCTCGCATTCGCCAACCAAGCAATGTAAGGGAGAGAGCAATGGCAGCAATCAAAATTGTAGCAAACACAGTAGCAGTAACAACGACTCATGCTCAAATCACTGATAGTAGAATTCAAAGAATTTACAATAGTAACACAACCGTTGTTGCGAATGTAGAGTTTGGAGCAAACAGCACTGCGGTCACTAAGATGATTACTGTTGGTCCCGGTGCTACTGTTATGGTAGATGTTGGCGCACTCAGAGATGGTGATGCTGGCGACCAAGAAATACACATCAGTCTAAACGCAGCCTGTAACCATGTTTACAGAACACCAGTTTCGAACGGTTAGGACAAGGCAATGAAATTAATTTGCGAAGTAAATGATGATGTTCAATACATCACAGAAGCAGCAGAAGATGGTAAAGCCAAAAACTATTACATTGAAGGCGTCTTCATGCAAGGCGACCTCAAGAATCGTAATGGTCGTGTATATCCATCAGAAGTAATTGCAAAAGAGGTTAAGCGATATAACAAAGAGTTTGTAGAGAAGAAAAGAGCGTTTGGTGAACTTGGTCATCCAAATGGTCCTACAATCAATCTCGACCGTGTATCGCATATGATTACTGACTTGCATCAAGAGGGTTCAAACTTTGTGGGTAAAGCAAAGATTATGGACACTCCAATGGGTAAGGTAGTAAAGAATCTTATGGACGAGGGTGCTACACTTGGCGTTTCTTCTCGTGGTATGGGTTCAATAAAGCAGACGAAGCAAGGTATTATGGAAGTACAAAGAGACTTCATGCTTGCTACTGCTGGTGATATCGTCGCTGATCCATCTGCTCCAGATGCTTTTGTAAAAGGCATTATGGAAGGGTCAGAATGGTTTTATGATATTGCCTCCGGCAACTGGATGCGGGAACAAGTGGTTGAACAGGTGGTTGCAGAAACCAAGAAACTCTCTCCTCGCAAACTTGAGGAACAGAAGTTCAAGCTATTCGCAAAATTCTTAAATAATATTTCAAAATAAAAATTTTTATAAATAAAGAAAATAACTAATAAACTCTAAGGAGACAACACATGTCAGATCAAGAACTTGATCAGTTAGACGAGTTGAAGGCATCTGCGGATGATTCCGAGGTAATGGAACCAACCGAAGTCGGTGCTAAGAAGCGTAAGGCTGACAAAGCAACTGCCAAAGATGCCGCTGATTCGGTAGACGATGGCACAACGAAAAAGGGCGGTGACATGCTCGGCGCTGCTGCTACCGCTAAAGCACCAGCAAGAAAGGGCGATAAGTCTATGGGCGAAGCTGTAGAAGATATCTTCGAGGGTGAAGACCTTTCCGAAGAGTTTAAAGAAAGAGCATCTGTTCTCTTTGAAGCGGTTGTTCTAGAGAAAGTTAATGTCGAAGTCGCTCGTTTGGAAGAAGAGTTCTCTTCTAAGCTGGACGAACAGGCTGAACTAGCAACAGAAGACCTCACTAAGAAGGTTGACGCATATCTAGATTACGTTGCAGAACAGTGGATGGAAGAAAACAAACTTGCAGTTGAGAGTGGCATTCGCTCCGATATTGCTGAGTCCTTCATCTCTGGTCTCAAAGAACTTTTCTCAGAGCATCGTATTGATGTACCTGATGAAGAAGTCGATCTGGTCGCTGAAATGGCAGAGAAGATCGAAGCGCTTGAAGCTAACCTCAATGAACAAATCGATACTAATATTGAGGTGACCAAACAGCTTGAGGAAGCTAAAAAGTCAGAAGTATTCGAAGGTCTTTGTGAAGGTCTTGCAGATACACAGGCTGAAAAGCTACGTTCCCTCACTGAAGGTTTAGAGTATGTAGACCTGGAAGATTTTACTCGCAAAGTAGAAATCATTAAGGAAAACTATTTCGGCAAATCAGAAGTGACTGATGAAGTTGACGAACTTGACCCAGTAAATGAGGAAGCAGAAGGTACTAAGTACATCGATCCTCGGATGGCTCGTTACGCTGAATCAATCAGTAAGACTTTTAGAAATATCAATTAATATAAATAATTACATAAATATTCTTAGTTTAAAGGAGAATCTTCTAAAATGTTAAATGAAGAAATCAACGCAAAGTGGCAGCCAATTCTGGAGCATCCAGAACTCGAAGCCATTAAAGACCCCCACAAGCGAGCAGTTACCGCTCTTGTTCTTGAGAACACCGAAAAGGCTCTCAGAGAAGGTAGTGCTTGGTCCACAAACACGCTGCTTAACGAAACACCAGCGAACAGCATTGGTGACGGCGCAACTAACATTGACACTTATGATCCCGTTCTTATCTCTCTCGTTCGGCGCTCTATGCCAAACCTGATGGCTTATGATATCTGCGGCGTTCAGCCAATGACTGGTCCTTCTGGTCTCATCTTCGCTATGAAGTCTCGCTTCGCTAACACAGCTAACCTTCTTGACACAACGCAAGAAGCGCTGTTCAACGAAGCTGATACCGACTTCTCTGGTACCACTGATGACGATGGAGCATCACACGCTAATGCTCTCGGTGCTGGTTCCGAAACAACGGGTCGTGGCGTAACTACAGCTAATATGGAAGCCAACACTGCTTACGAAGAAATGGGTTTCACAATCGATAAGGTCACTGTTACGGCCAAGTCTCGTGCGCTCAAAGCAGAGTATACCACTGAACTGGCACAAGACCTGAAGGCTATCCACGGTCTTGACGCTGAGACAGAGCTTGCTAACATTCTTTCGGCTGAAATCCTTTCGGAAATCAACCGTGAAGTTATTCGTACAATCTATCACACAGCTAAAGCTGGCGCACAGAGCGACACAGCATCCGCTGGTACTTTTGATCTTGATGTTGACTCTAACGGTCGTTGGAGCGTAGAGAAGTTCAAGGGTCTCATGTTCCAGATTGAGCGTGAAGCTAATGAGATTGCCAAGCAGACCCGTCGTGGTAAGGGCAATGTCCTGATCTGTTCTTCTGATGTTGCTTCTGCTCTTCAGATGGCAGGCGTTCTAGATTACGCTCCTGCTCTTGCTAACAAGCTAAACGTTGACGACACAGGCAACACGTTCGCTGGTGTTATGAACGGTCGTATGAAGGTCTATATTGACCCATATGCAGGCGCTAACTACATGATCGTTGGCTACAAGGGTTCTAGCGCATTCGATGCTGGTATCTTCTACTGCCCATACGTTCCACTACAGATGGTTCGTGCCGTTGGTGAAAATAGCTTCCAGCCTAAGATCGGCTTTAAGACTCGCTACGGCATGGTCGCAAATCCGTTCGCTACTTCGGCTGGTGACGGTGTTATTGACAACACGAGTCCTGCTTCTGCTAACCAGAACATCTACTATCGCAGAGTGGCTGTTTCTAACATCATGTAAGATAAGAGTAGGGTTAACCTACCGAACGACGAAAAGGGAGAGCTTCGGCTCTCCCTTTTTTATTGTCTAAACGCTTTGTCGAGTGCTTTGTTTGCGACAGCAGCCCGTGAATTTTTGTAGTTGATTGATACACAGACGCTGTTCATCAACTCACTGATGTTAGCACTCTTACCAAT